ATACAGATTTGCTTGTGTAAACGCAGCAGATGTCGGCGCATAAAAAAATATTAGTCATTGGTGATACTCACTTTCCTTATAGTCATCCTGAGTGCATAGAGTTCTTAGCTAAACTCAATAAATATTATAAGCCTGATACAGTCATTCATATTGGAGATGAAGCTGATTATCATTCTCAGAACTTTCATGGTGTTGATCCTGATCTACCCAGTGCCTTTGATGAATTAGAAGTCACTAAGTCATGGATTAAAAGACTAGAAAAGATATTCCCTAAAATGACCTTACTAGAAAGTAATCATGGCAGCTTAGTATTACGCAGAGCCGTAGCCAGTAAGATGTCTAGAAGGTTTATTAAACCCTATAATGATATTTTAGAAGTCAATAAGAAATGGGAATGGAAAGATAAACACATTATTAAAACAGATAAGAATACAATTTGCTTCGCTCATCAGTTTTCCAAAGATATTGCCAAAGCGGTCAAAGAAACGAGTATGTGCTGCGTTCAAGGACACTTTCACACAGTATCAGAGGTCAAATTCGTAGCTAATGATTTTTCTTTAAACTGGGGTATCTCTACAGGATGCCTAGTGAATAAAGATAGTTTAAGCATGGCATATATGAAAGTTAATGTAGCAAAACCTATTCTTAGCTGCGCTTTGATTACAGATGGCATCCCTGCCATTACACCTATGGTCTTGAAGAATAATGGATCATGGGATAAAAATATCTACATATGAGGATCATTAAAGTAGGTAATCAGATAAGATTAACTATGACGAATGAAGAACTGGCAGAGGTCACAGAACGCAACAGTTTAGATTTACATATTGGGTATCTAAATGTATTGCAGCAGGATCTTAGTAAGGTAATGACAGAACTATTACCAAAGGTTAAGAAGGTGAGAAAGAAATGAACATAGATAGAATTAAAAGGGATATTATTTTATCAGAGGGTATCAGGCACACCGCCTATAAGGATACGCTAAATAATTGGAGTACGGGTATAGGACATTTGATTAAATTACCTGATGAGGAATATTTAATAGATAAAGAATTAACATCATTAGAAGTAGATCAGATATTTACCACTGATTTAAATCAAGCGATTGATGATGCAAGAAAGTTTGTTAATGCTAATGATATCCATGAAGAAGCATTTGAGATTGTCATTGATATGGCATTTAATTTGGGATTGCCTAAGTTGATGAAGTTCCAGAAGTTCAGACAAGCCTTACTAGCCAAGCAGTATAAAATGGCGTCTATAGAAATGTTAAATAGTTTGTGGAGTAGGCAGCTACCGAACAGATCAAAAAGACTAGCTAAAAGAATGAGAGGTTTAGCATGATGAGTTTATTAAGTGCAGCTGCACCTATGATCAAAACTTTATTTAGTACAATAGATAAAACGATAGACAACAAAGCAGAAGCGGAAAAGATCAAACAAAAAATTCAAGAACAATTAATTTCAGGACAACTGAAAGAATTAGAATCCCAAGCCAAAGTGATTACGGCAGAAGCCAATGGGAGTTGGCTACAAAGAAATTGGCGACCTATCCTGATGTTAATATTTGCAGGATTAGTTGTTGCGCATTGGTTTGGATTTACTGCACCTAACATTCCTGAGAGTGTTCAGAACAATTTATTAAATATTGTCTTAGTGGGTGTAGGCGGTTATATTGTTGGGCGGTCAGGCGAGAAGATCGCTGATAAATTTAAGAAGGAGTAAGATATGAAAGATTGGATAATGGATAAAATAAACTGGGTACTAGATGAACTAGATCCGTATTGGACTTGGGGTAATCTATGGAAACTAGCAATCATCATTTTGGTGATCTGGTTTGGTCATGGATTAATGCACTAATGATCACTACTACTGGAAGCCTAGCCGTTTTAATTAAACCAAGAATAATTGGCAGCAAAGGTAGAACATTTAAAAAACTATCATTTGGGAAGATACCCATAAAGAAACCTAAATTAAGAATAGGCAAATTAAAAAAGGCAAGATGATTAACACCTTGCCTTTATATATACACACAAACTTTGGACTCCCATTGTTTGTTAATTGTTATCAGTATAATGAAAAAAGAAACTGAAACAATACTCTATTTAGAATTTTATGATCACAGTTCATCCACGAATGAATGGCAAACCTATAAAGAAATTTTATCTGATCTAGATCCAGATCAGAGCATCATGAGAGCCGTAGGAAGATTAATAGGAGAAACTGAAGTAGCCTATAAATTAACTTCTATGTGGGGTGATGAATGTGCAGGATCAGGTCACTGTATTATCAAATCCACCATCACGAAGGAAATCAGGTGGGAAGTACCTAAAAAAACCCCTAAAAAATCCGTTTTAAAGACCTTACAGTAGGGTTTTAATCTAAATAGCATAAACTCTACTCTAAAATGAAAAAAGGGGTAATCAGCTGCCCAATTACCCCACAGGAGGAACTCTTATTTGCTAAAAAATAAGATATTTCCTAGATACACTATAATCACCCAAAAACAATGCCAACAGGGATATTAATTATTTATAATTTAGCTATTGACGAATTATAAAATATTCATTATAACTTTTAATTATGAATACAGGAGAAACTAAAATGTTTACAGACCAACAAATACATCAAATCTATGTTGAAAATTGTATGAAGAAAGAAAGAGCATTTGAAAAAACTTTTGCTGAAAAATTTAGAAAACATATGTTTGACAAATATAATAGAGAAGTTAATAGATTTGCAACTCACTATAATTTAAGAAAAAATAAAAATGGTACTTGGAATAGTCATGCCATGAGTGGGATGCTTCATGGTAAAAAATATCCATCTGATATGCAAAAGTATTTATCAAGATTAATTAAAACAGCACATAGAATTGAATCATATGAAGGTTATGTTCGTTGTATGAAAAGAAGTTATATGAATTATTCTGAACTTTTAGAAATCAGAGGAGATCATCCTTGGTATATGAAAGAATTACTTGAAAACTATCAAGGTAAAATAGGTAAATAATGATACACGATCTAATCACAGTGCTAGTTCACTTAGGAACATTTGCTTTCATACTTTATTTCATTAAGGAGATATTAAAATGAGTTGGACTATGCACTATGGATATCTGAATGATGCAGATATTCTTGATACAACAATTTTTGTTAAGGAGAATGAGCGTAGCTATTTAGCAGTTGCGCTTTTCTCAGGTAAGTCAAAATCATTCTATAAGAAAGATGCGAAGAAACTTTTGAATAGAATATCTAATCCTAAAAACTTAACAAAAGACTGGGTTGATAGTTTTATCAATCCTGCAGACAAAGCTAGTAGTGATTTTATGAGCAGAATGTTTGATCAGAACAATCACACTAGAGAAATCAAACAATTCCTTGAAGGGAGAATACATGACTAAACTAGAACTAATCTATGGCAAAAAGCCAAAGAGAGAAGAATTTATCACTAAGGCTCTACCAATAGAGTTATGTGATGAAATTGAGAAAATAACTAATGGCTATGATGCGCCTTTTTACATTAAGGTAAAAGCATTTGTAGAACATTATAAGAAAACACCAAACGCTAAATACTAACCAAAGGAGGAACTTTTATGGAAAAGAAAATATTTAGTACAACTCAATACGATAACTTTACTTTCTTTGAAGGTAATAGATCGGTAGATCAAAACAGGATCAAACAATTAATGGAAAGCATTAAGATTAATGGTTTGATTAATCCGCTAGTGGTATCTCAGAACTTGGAGATTATTGATGGTCAGCATAGATACGCTGCATTAAAAATCTTACAGATGCCTATTGACTATCATATTCACAATGTGGATAGAGGTCAGCTAATCTCATTAGTAAGAGATATCAATTCAGTTCAAAAGAATTGGACTAACTATGATATTGCTAATGCTTATGCCGTACATTCACCTAATAAGATCCATTACAAAAGATATATGGACTTAGTTGATCTAGGTATTAATCACTCAGCAGCTTTAGAAGCCTGTGGTTATTTATCTGTAGGTGATAATGAAAAAGGCTATAGCAAATTCTACAAGAACTTTAAGAATGGAAATCTGGAGATTACCGAACAGGTATTCAACAATGTTAAGGGGTTTGTAGCAACTTTAGTTCAATCACCTTTTGAGAAGAAGATTTGGAATAAGGCACACTTCATTAGAGCATTATTACATCTTCACAAGTTATATAAGTTAGACATTAAGAAGTTCTTTAGAGCCTACGAGAATAATCCTTATAAGTGGAAAAAAGCATCTACTTATGATGATCATAAAACTTCTATGGTTAAACTTTATAACTTTAATAATCAAAGACCAATTAAGGTATTGTTTGAATAGGAGGAACTATGCAAGAAAAAGAAAAATCAGTCTGTGATATTTGTCATGGAAACCATTACTACATTGATGCTGACGAAAACATCATCCAATGTAGCGAATGTACGGCACAAGGCTATAAAGACGAACAGGAGAATATACCCAATGAAACCAGAAGCTAAACCTTTTATGCACATCTTAGAGAAGTGCTTTGAGAGAGATGGGAAATTCTCTATACCCTTAGTAGAAAAACAGGAGGTGAAAAATGAGGATATCAATTATACTACTTATAATTTTTCTAACTTCATGCTCATCAAAGATAATTCACGATCCAAGAGGAAATAAGGGTAGCGAAGTGGCTCAGAGATATTTAGACGATAAATATAGCTGCGAACAGTTAGCTAAAGACAATACCAATGGTGTTGTTGAAGGCTATAAGGTAGTTCATAACTGGTACATCCGACCATCTTTTCTTTTCTTAATTGATAAGATGGAGTATAGTTATAACAATTTAGTAAAGGAATGTTTGCGAGGTCGCGGACACTCCATACTTTAAGGAAGGAACTTATATGGAAATAAGAACGGACAAACTGCTTACCGCACTTGAAGCAGCAAAGAGAGAGTTTAAGCCATTACAGAAAAACGGCAAAAACAATTTCTTTAAAACTCAAAACGGAGTGCATGAATACAGTACCTTAGTAGATATCAAAAATGCTACAGATGAAGCATTAAATAAACATGATCTATCATTGTACTACACAATCACTTATGAAAATGATCTTCAATTCCTGAATACTAATTTAGTACACACAGGATCAGGTCAGTTCATAACTTCAAGATCAGTCTTAGGTAATTTATCAAACAATCCGCAACAAATCGGATCAGCAATTACTTATTACCGCCGCTATCACATTCAGGCTATGTTAAATCTGGAAGCTGATTTTGATGATGATGGAAATAAAGCATCAACCCCAAAGCCTAACAATACACCGATCAAAGGAGGTCTATAATGTATATAACTTTATTTTTTAACGAAAAAAAACAAGACGGAGATAACTTACCATTATATCAAAATGGTAAAGTTGAGATCCCTCCAATGGAAGGAGGCTTTTATGAAGTTGCTCTTTGGAGAAAAACCGAAAATAAAAATGGTGATAAAATCAATGCAGTGACTTTAAAATTAGTTCCAAGTGAATATTGGAACAGTCAATCATCTAAACCTTCTAATCAAGAGGAAGATAATCCTAGTGAGAATATCCCCTTCTAGAAAGATTATTAAGGATAAAAAATACCTGATGTGGGTATGTAGTTTACCCTGCATCTCATGTCAGGTAAGGGATGGAACTTATAAAATCAGTGACACCATACAGGCTCACCATGTTCAACTTAGAAGATACGGCGCTATGATCAGAGATGATAGTAGAGTAGTGCCGCTTTGTTTTTACCCATGTCATCACTTACTACATACGAAATTTGGGGAAAAAAAATTCTGGGGTGATCTAAATTTTGATCCGATAGAGTACGCTGATAAACTATACAAACATTACAAGGAGAAGCTAAAAAATGAGAAAAGTACACGAATATAAAATCAAATCTCTATTCAGGGGGTTTGCACCAGTTAGAGATAAAGTAATCAATGACTGTAAACGCAAAAATGAAGATATTGCGATTTTGGTCTATGAGAAAAAGATGATCCTGCCTATAGAAAGTTTTGGCAGCTTCGCTTATTCCGTA